CTTATTCAAGAGCCAACACCATCCACCAATACATGCTACCGTTCCGCAATCATAATCGCTCACAGCGGGAACCTGTAAATTAAAATTCATTTGGTTCGGCTTTGGCGGGTTATCACCAGACTTGGTTTGTGCGTCGGTGTGAATAATTATTTGGCTTTCCAGCATTTCTGCCACAACCAACAACCCTTTCCGTAACCCGTACTTGGTATTTAAGTCTGGTCCTTTACTCATCACGCTTCTCCTTCATCTTTCTTGGCACCAAAGAAACCCTTCTTGCCGCCGACCTTTGGTAGGGTCACTGCTTCTGGGAACCGCTCTCCGTCCTCATCGACACCTGTCGGCTCTCCTCCGACCTTGATCTGCTCCATGACCTTGGCGATGTCCTTCTCTATCGTGCCAGTGTCGCTGTTACAGTGCATGGATGCAAGCGTAGCATACCCTGACAGATCGTCCCAATGATCACGGAAGTGGGGGTCACCGGAACCAATGCGACCAAACTTCGACGCCATGGAATCCAATGCCTCGCGCTGTGCGTCATTCATCTTTGACCAACCAGTAGTTCCACGCATGATCTCGCGGAACAGCTGCGCGATAATGGCAACCTCTCTGTAGTCGCCATGCGTCTCTTGTCTTTCGCTTAAAATGTTAGCTATGGTCATTTCATCATCCTTTTTGTGTGTGCTTTTATCGAGTGTGCAACGGTGGAGTGGTCTTTGTTGAAGTATCTGCCTATCTCTGGGAAGGACTTACCAACCTCGATCCTAGCCCTGTACATGGCCTCCTGACGGGCTAAGACAAGCGTCCTGTTTCTGCTTGAAGACATGATGTCCTCAATGGAGACACTGTATTTGTCGGACGTGTCCACAACAATCCTCCTCATCCTAGACTTCGTAGAGTTGGTGAACGTCTTGTTGAACTGGTCTATGACATCCTGCGGAAACTTACTCATGTCAGGTCCAACAAAAACCCTCGGAGGGGGTGGTGGCTCTTCTACCGGAGGAGGTGGTGCAGTTGGCATCGTAACATAGGTGACGGCCCTCGGACCTCTGAACTTGGCCTTGATGTTAGCGTAGTGAGCCTTCATCTCCGTGGCATCAGTGAATTGGAGCATTTTTCTTCTCTTTCAAAATCTCTACCATCTCCATAATTTTATTCAAACCCTCCTTGGATGCTTCCTGTGCCTCCATGCTTGCGTGAAAGGCGGTGGTGCATATTTCTGTAAACAATGCCACTGCTGACTCAACATTCTTCGTCATCATCAGGCAACCGTGTGATGCGTGAGACACAAGAGTGGATAAAGCAACCTCCGCAACCTCCTGTTGTGAAACGACACCACCACTTTCTGCGGCGACAAAGACAGACAACAACGAATTCCGAATGGCGGCGTCTGATAAATCCAACAACACCTCCATCCTCTCCTCAAACGTACCCAGTGTTGGTAGCTTCTTAACCGTGTCACGGTAAATAATTGCCTCCGCAACTACGTTGTTAGCGTGGATTACAGGGACACCAAGGCCGATCAACATATCTATGGCCTGTGTCCTGTAGTGTTTCATATCCTGCTCGGTACTCATATCAACCCACCTTCCATGTCTTGTTACCAATGTTAAGATAAATGGTGACACGCGGTGCGTTCATGTCTCGCGCAATCACGCGCCGAAACGGTTTAAGCAACACGCCAAATATTAAGTTTATCATCCCCGACAGACCTCGTTGTTACCCGATACTGATGATACTTCTTGCGGAAGAAGGTTATCCTCGACCGCAAGTTAGCTAAGTCCCCTTCATATTGTATCGTGATCATCTGCCCCACCTCCATGGACAGCAGGGCCTGTACCATTCGCCCTTGAAGGCTGTTTGGCCGAGATATCCCTTCCTTGTGGGCGTTCCTCTTTGGGAGGTCCACGGTCCTCGGCTCTGAGATAGACAGCAATGTCAGTGTCTTTTGAAACTTCTTGTTCACTTTGAACCCCCTTCTGATTTTACCTTTCCATTGTGTTCCTCGATAGCCTCCAAGACATCAGGGTCCCTTCCAACAAGATGATCAATCAACTTATCGACAATAGTCCTGAAGCTATCAAGGTCTCGGAAAGCACCCGTCATGAGTTCGCTCTTCAAGCCGTACTCCAGTGCAGAAAAACAGATGACCGAAATAATTTTACTCTCATCCTCTCCATCCTCACGGGCCACCTTAAGGACCTTCAAAGTGGCTTCCTTGAAGGCGTCTTCTGACAAGAGATTGTAGTAGGCAAACGATGATTTTTTGATATCAGACATGATCTTTCTTCCTCATGGTTGGTTCCCACTCAAAGTGAGAGTTAAACTTCTTGAAATGATATTCCATGTACTTCAGGAGCCACTGTAGGTCTGTTGGCTCGTCGAGCATCTCCAAGCCGTGGTCGTAGTTGGTCTCCTCGACAACGTCTCCATCCATCAGATTGGAGTGGTTGTGCAAGACGTAGGAGGCGATGATCTCCATGTTGTCACCGTTGTGGAGTGAGAACGAATGAGACAGGGTTGGGTCGTAGGTCATGGGTTTTCCTATGCTTGCTTGCGTTTGAGTGGGCGGGTTTCGATTTCTTCAATATAGCAGTCGATGCGGTCGAGAGACCTGTTTGTCATCTGGTCGAAACGGTCTACGTTGACCTCGGCCCAATCTCCAAACTCCTCTTCTGTCATGTTGTTCTGGAAGCGGTAGGTGACATATCCTGTCACCCGCACTTTTACAAAGTGGTCGTTAGTGTCGCCAACCAATGCTGATTTCTCGTTGCCGCGCTCACTCATCACACGTCTCCTCTTTCAAAGAAGTGGGGCCGTCACAGGCATTGCAATAGGAAATGCCGTATTCAAACACGTTTTGTAATTCCCATGCTTGGGTTTCCATATTCCACTCGGCATAGGCGTCCGCAACTACCTCGGCAGAATTACAAACGGAACACACATAACGAACTTTCATGATCTTTCTCCTCTTGTCTCAAGTTAAAGGGGGATGGCTTGCAGGGTTTCACGGGAAATCCAATTTAGCGGTGATCTGAGGACCCGAACCCTACCTTGTAGTGCCTTTCACACTTGCCCGTTGCCATCGCGGATGCAGGAATCAACCCTCCTCAGGCCGCAACTGTAATCGGTGGAACCGATCTGATTAAACTCTCAACGTCATCACTGAAGCACAATATGGCGTTATCCATGTCGAACTTATACATCGGGACAGCAGAGAGTGAGTACTTCCAACCATATACATCAGTGACCTTGTCACCAAAGTCTGCGGCCTCCAAGGCCGTGTCAAAGTAATAAGGTCGGTCCTCCTCAACAAGGAGGTTACGGTTGTCACCAAGATTGGTGACTTGCTTAATGTGAACAATTACTTTGTAGATGTACGCACTGGACATTAGCTTTCTCCACTTTCTTTCTGACTACCATATTAAAATATATGTGCCAATCTAAACTGTCAAGAGGTTTTGTAAAAATAATTTATGCCGGAAATACCCTTCTGGTCGGGGGGATTTCCGGCATGAGGGGGGCTAAAGTTTTTTTATGAAAAAGACCCGTCGATCTTCCGATGACTTCGAAACTTTTCTCCAAGAAACTTGGATATCAATAAGTTTTTCTGGATTTCGTTTCTTGAAGTGTTTGAAACTTGAGACGACACTCCCCGCTCTTCGTTCATTCTCGACGAGTACACTATCCCCGTGTTTGATGGCAGACCAATCAATATCCATAAGACTATAGCGTTGACGAGGTAGACTGGAGAGGTGGATACCCTTCTCAATTTTATTATAAGTTGTAGCTTCGTTCATAATATTAACTCCGTTGGGGTATGACACAGTGTCATAACTTAATTTTAGTTATGTTAATTATTAGTGTGTGTCAAGGAGGGGAACTCGAACCTTGGACCTCGGAGAGTTGCTATAAGGAGAGGACACTTATCAACTACTATATCAGGCGTTTCTGAAGGATATATTGAGATAACCACTTATCCACTACTTCCAGAGAGAGAAAAATAAAAGTGTGACCTCTGGGAGGCTGATATATGGTCGTCTCAATATATTCAAGGACTTACGAGGTGAAAGATGATAAAAATCGCTATATGTCAGTATATTCAAAGGGTTAGCAATGTGGGTATGCGCGTAACATGATCATTCCCTTGTAAGTATCTGATCTCGCAGGGAAAAACCCTTTATCCAACAAAATCAATGACTTATCCTGTTTTTCACTCTCCTTATACAACATTCAGTTGAAATGCCAGTTGCGATTGGCTATAGTGTGTCATGGCTTCATTTTTGAAACAGAAGAAGAGGGGTCGCCCTGTAAGGGATCATCGCGACCATCTCCCACCACCACCTAAAGTGCTTCGGATTGTTGCCAATACACGTAAAGAGTTTGGTCTTACACGAATGCAAGAAGAGTTTGCTAGGTTGTATGCCACGGGTATGATGTCCCAGAGGGAGGCCGCTTATCGTGCAGGGTATAAAGGAAACCTCCGCAAAGTGGGGTGGCAACTTCTTTCCAGCAAACATTATCCAAGGGTGGTGAATAGAGTGAGAGAGATCAAAGAAGAGTTATCAATCCGATATGATGTGACTTTTGAAAACCACATCAAGAAGATGGCAGAGATACGAGACGCCGCCTTGGATAAGGGGAACTTCACAGCCGCCGTCGCCGCTGAGAAGTCTCGTGGACAGGTCGCTGGTCTGTATGTCTCAAGACAGGAGATCATGGTTGGCAAGATAGATCAGATGTCACGGGAAGAAGTGATGGATGAGATTAAGAGGATACAATCTGAGTTCCCCACGCTTTTAGGACACAGCAGTTCCAATGCTGTCATCGAGGGTGTTTTTGAAGAAAGTTTCGAGGAGAGTTTGGAGCATGCCGAGATACTCAATGTTGACGACGGAGACGAAGATGTGGACTTCTCTGAAGAAGAGTACGGAGAAGACAGTGACATGGACGAGGGTGGAAGCGAGAGTGGGGGCAGGGCTACCTGACATCAATGGTGCCATGAAGTCTGGGGAGTTTTGGATAGAGAGCAAAGTGATAAGTACCAAGAAGTTCTTGATGGTTGGTTTATGGCGTCCTTCTCAGGTTGCTTGGCAGTTCTCTAGGTCTAAGACATTTCCAAACGTGTGGAACCTTGTAAGCCATCCTGCATCTGAAAGGCTGTGTCTCTATAGTGGAACGAACATACTCGACCTTAACGACCCTGATGCACCTTTGGTCGATCCATGTCTTGTGATGACATACCCTGTGAACTGGGATGCTATGATCGAGTACATCTCTGGAAGCCTGATTAAAATGAACACCTCAATGGATTATGAAAGAGCAAATGCCTGAAATCTTACCACTTAAGTCTACCTCACAATTCTCGCAGTGGGCCGAGGATAAGCGCGAGGAGTTGGGGATGTCTCAACGAAAGCTACTGAAGCTCGCTGGGTTGTCTCATGCCACCATGACAAAGGTTGCAGATAACTCTGATCTGAGGATGTCAACGGTTGCTCACATCGCCCATGTCTTCGGCTATCGTTTAGCTTTGGTGAGGGATGAAGCGCGAGACATGAAACATCGGCACCTCGATGGATAATGATTGCGCGGTTATCTTATAACCGCCCGCACCCCTGCCCTCCCCCGACGGGTCCCGCCCGAAAGTTAAGACACAAAAAAACCCCGCCCTTTCGGGCGAGGTCTGAGACATGGGTGACGGCGTATCACTTACGAGTCAGCACGATCACAAGTAGTAGAGGTGAAAGGCAAATGACTGCTTTCCCAATATAATACAAAACATCAATCATCACGATTTGCCCTAGCGGCGTCGAGGCGGTAGGTTGTCCGCTGTCCAATCGAGCAGGGCCGAGATCGAGATGCCCTTTTGAATGGTCCCATTGGCAAGCATCGCTGTCCAAATCGTGCGGTTCCGTTTTGATCGCACAAGCCACGCCGCCACGCTGTCATCGCGCATGACGACGAAAGCCCCTTCACCATCCGGTTTGATGGTGAGGGCGAGGGCGTCCATGGTTTCAGGCGTCATGATCGGCACCCCCGTACTGGGCGAGCATCCGCTCGAACCATGCTTCGGGTTGATCGACCAGTTCATCCCCTGCGTGAGGGGCCGCGATGGTCAGCATATCAGCCTGACCGAATGCGCGAGATAGGACTGGCCGCATGTTAGCGCGAGACCACGTATGGTCACTGTACGGCCATTGCAGGTCACCGCCTGTGCTACCCGCCTCGTGCGATATGATGGCGTAGATCATGCCACGGGAAACAGCGGGGCAGGTCATGACGTGAGCGGTCCGAGCAAGGTCGAGAGGGGTAGTGTCGATTTTGAAGAATACGTGAAAGGCTCCACGCTTTCCGTGAGGCAGGGCCGAACCGCCAACCCACAATTCAACGGGTCGTGTAATTGAGAGGGAGCGGACAAGAGCGAGAATGAGCGCGCCCCTCTTTTGCAGGTCTTTGGCGTTAACCCCTGCGGACGACACAAGGTCAACCGCAACGGTCAGGGGTGCTGTCTCAGCCATGGTCCGGACCCGCCGCCGCATATGCATTGGACGGTCGGCCATATAAGCCCCCACGTCGAGCGTTATGCCGATCACGTCCGATCTGCGCTCCCAAGCGGACCGCATAGGGGCAAGGGCCTCAAACTTGGCAAGGTATGCATCGCTTGCCGCAACCCCCGACAGATCGCCGGAGCGGGTGTATTGCACCGCCCCGTCATAGGGCATCCGACCCGTCCACGATGACTGACCGCATTCCTTGCGGGTGCTGAAATCGACAGGCACCGCATCTGCGCGGTCCGCGAAAGATGGGAGGTCACCGATCAGGAAATGGTCCTGCGCGGTATGAGGACAACCCTCAACGGTTGGAAGGGTGAGCGATCTCATATCGAGCGTCCTTCCACGATTTTAACCTGATCAGCGGACAGCCCCGCGAGATAGGTGATTGATGCCGCCTCATCATGGGTAAAGCCCTGCGCGATCAGTGCCGCCCCTGCCATGGTATGACGTGGGTCAATCAAATGCTTGACCCCTGCCGCATCTTTCCGAACACGGGCCGATTGAACACGCCTTGCCCAATCAGCATTGCCTGATATCGCAATTTCTAACGCTACGTCATATGTCCATGCAAGCTTGACCGGATATCTGCTGAGGTAAGCTTGGTCTAGCTTCGCCCTCCCAACGAATTGGCTGTTAGGTCCTTCGCCCCACGTATTTCCTGCGGCCACGATGTAGCAATCTTGATGCCGCACTACCATGCGGTCCGGAAAGTTTATGAACCCGTCCGCGATGCCGTTAAGAGCCAGTGTCGCCCCTGCGTCATAGCTGTCCATCTCATCGAGCAGGATGACCCCGCCATGCTCCCAACGCTCCCGAAAGGCTGTCGTTTGGTAGACCCCTGTTGTGGGTGAGACATAGCCGAGCAACTGGTGTTCGTCGCGGCACGTCCCATGCAGACCGAATTCCAACCCTGCCGCCTTGGCAAACTGACGGACTGAGAAGGTCTTGCCGGAGCCTGTCGGACCGGAGAGCCAGACA